CCTACTTATGGCGAAGAAGAGGGTATGGAAGACGAAGATGCGGACCTGGGCGAGCTAGAAGATGACACCATTGAAGATGAGGAACTGGACAGTGATGTCACTTTTGAAAATGCCCTGCAAGAACTGGAGGGGCTGCTAGATGGCCTATGATCCCGAATACGCTCATGAGTACTACATGAAGCATAGAGAGTTGAAGGGGCGGAAGAAGAGTACCAGCACCGAAACCTCTACCTCTACTAGCACCACTACCAGCACCACTACAAAGAAAGAAAGTACCTCCGGGAAGGGCTTGACTACTGCCCAAAAGTCTGAGCTAAAGGAGTATTGGACAAGCCTAAAAGCGGACCTTGCCACGGAAAAAGAGAATATAAACGAGGCCAAAACAGAGACAATCAACAGCCTGAATGAGAAATTAGGGGCGCAAATTGACAACTTAAAGGAGTTTATAAGTAACTCTAGTGATAAGGAGCAAAAGGCCTTGGCCCGTGCTAAGATTGCGGAATTGCGACAGACGAAGAAGGATACAAAAGCCAAAATCGTGGAACAGGCGAACTCCATGTATTCTGAGGCGAAGGAATCTACCTACAAGAAGTATAACTCCAAGCTCAACAGTATGGCAAAGAAATAGCCCTGTGGCAGCGTAGCACGTCGCACAAGGGCCTGTAGGGGTTTTGTGCCAAGTTATACCGGGTAGTCCCTAAAACGCAACAGTGGACGTCTGAGGACGTGTCAGGGGCTATTGCAGTGGACTTGACCGTGTGCAAAAGAAAAGCCCCGCCTCACGGCGGGGTTTCTCCTTACTTGCAGAGGGGGAACACTCGGCTCCATCTGTTCTTTGGCTTGCGCCTGGAGTAAGCTTCCTTGCGTTGGGCCTCCTTTGCCCGTTGCTGGGCTTGAAGTTCCTGGACAAGGTTGACATACAGGTCGGGGTCAATGGCTCTCTTTACGTCGTACACGGTTTTCATAGTTGGTCCTCCTTGCTCAGATGCGGTAGCAGACTTCCCAGCCGTCAAGGGCAGCGGTGGTATCCAAGTACTCGATGGGGAGACGGCGGATAATGGCGTTACCGTCAACGTCCTGGCCGACCTTGTAGCGATACTTCTTGGTATCCACGGTGCCCATGTAAAGGACTTTTTCAATAAACTTCTTAGTCATTGTAATTACCTCCGTTTGTTTGTGTTGTGGTTTACCCTGTGCCATTATAATAGCACACTCTACTCCAGAATGCAAGGAGTTTTTAGAAGATTTTTCAAAAAATTTTGATTGGAGGCGGAAGTGTGGCAGAATGGAAACTGGCCGATGCCGAGAAAATACGGGAAAACCTAACCAAAGAGCAGGAGAACGAAATATCCAACCTGTACCGTAAAGTGTACCTAGATAGCCGAAAGCAGATGCTTGCAATACCGAAAGAAGGTACTACCTCTCAGCAGATAGAGAAACAGTACCTGAGCAAACTTACAAAGCAGCTTGATGAGGCCTACAAGAGCCTAGGTACGGGCCTAGAGAAGGAAATAAAGAAGCAAGCTGAAAAGGCCGCTGAAGGGGTTGTATCCGATGCAAACAAGTTTACAAGCAAGCTAGGGTTTAGCGTTGAAGGGTCATACTCCACAGTATCCAAGGATGTCGTGAACAGCCTTGTCACCGGGCAGGTGTACGGCGGCAACTGGAGCTTGAGCGGGGCCGTATGGTCCAACGTGAGCAAGGCCCAATCTGATATCAGTAAGATAGTAGCCGAAGGGGTTGCAGGAAACAAAAGTGCCTATGAAATAGCTAAGAGCTTAGAGACCTATGTCAACCCGTCTGCGAAGAAGGAGTGGAACTGGAGCAAGGTCTATCCGGGGACTAGCAAAAAGGTGGAGTATAATGCTCAACGGCTGGCCCGTACACTGGTAGCTCACGCCTATCAACAGAGCCTGGAGCGAGTCTGCAAGAAAAACCCTTTTGTGGACGGGTATATCTGGCAATCAGGCGGAGGGCCTAGAACCTGTCCAATTTGCGCTGACCGGAACGGGAAGAAGTACGCAAAAGGGGATTTACCGCTTGATCATCCGAACGGGCGGTGTACTTTTATTGCAGACTTGACCGGGAGTATGGACGACGTTGCGAGTAGGCTTGCTGATTGGGTGCAGGGCAAAGATGACCCGGAGCTAGACGAGTGGTGTACCGATCTAGGGTATAAGATGAACACATACGCCGAGAACAAAAATGCCCCTATAGCTGATACTAAGTCCCTAGGTTATGACTATATGTCTGCTATTAAAGGATATGATCCGAATATTATCGGTATGGAAGAAGGTCATCCTATAGGGTTCAACTCGGATCTTGCCCGTAAATATGGGATAACTGAGGCACAGTACAACAAAAACGTGGAGAAATGGAATAAGTTTATTCAAAAGCAGGTAGAAACCGGGGTTCCCTCTATGCAAGTAAACCAGAACTCCTTGACGGGTATGCTCCAATCCGGCGGGTTTAAAACTGTTTGGGAAACAGGTTTAACCGATTGGAAGACTGGTATGGATGACTATCTAAAATACAGGCTTGATGTAGAGAAAACAATGTTCGGGGTTACTGATCCGGCAAAGGGAGCTCCAACATATCTGTACATGAATACGGGGCAGCAGATAAGAGAAGAATACGGGGACATTCGAATAGTTTTCAAAAGGAGCATTTTAGATAACTCCACCCTCACAGTCGGGGATTCAATGGAGGGCAGGTGTAAACCGTTTACCGTTGGTGAAAAGCTCACAGAGGAGAACCAACGATGGAACCAGGCATATGACTCAACTGCTTCTAAGAAAACAATGGATCGATATGCGGAATATATTGAGGTCCAGTGTCATTCAAAAGTAACGACAAGTGATATTGAAGAGGTGGTACTGCCAAAGAAGCATGATTCTTCTATCGAGGAAGCCTTAAATAATGCGGGTATAAACTGGAGGGTTGGAAAATGATAAAGACGCAATACTTTGAGCCTGATAAAGTGAAAAATGGACTACACTTTGGGTATTTGGTGACTAAATACGACACTGGAAAGACTGTTAGAACGTATTGCAGCTATGAGAAAATATCCTGTATGATACCAGCCCTGCTCATCGTTGACAGTAAATAAACCCATAAAGCCTTGAGCCGTTAGCTCAGGGCTTTACTCTTACAAGTAAACAAGGGTATTGTCAAAATTCTGTGGTAGGTGTATAATTCAAATAGACGTTTACCAGTGTCGTTATAAGCTGGATTTTTATACGACCGGGCGGTTATCCCGGAAGAAAGGAACAAAGTTATGAGTAAGTCGAAACTTGATTGGATTGGCCTACAGTTCTTTGCTGAGGGTGACGGCGGCGAGGGTGGAAACCCCGATGGTGGCGCAAACCCTGACGGTAACAACCAGGGCGATAACAACCCGGCCCCCAAGACCTTCACACAAGAAGAAGTGAACCGGATGCTCGCAAACGAAAAGCGGCAGGGTAGACAGTCCGTGCTGAAGGATCTGGGCCTAGACCCCGCAAACAAGGACGCCGTCAAGAATGCAAAAGCGGCCCTAGATGGCCTAAAGACTCAGCAGCAGCTAGACAACGAGGCCCTTGAAGCTGCAAAAGCGGCCCGGACTGAGGCTGAGGGCAAGGCCCTAGCAGCGGAAAGAAAGCTGTCCGTCCTGACTTCGGGTTGCAAGCCCGAGTACATTGACGAGGTCATCGCCCTAGCAACGGCAAAAACCACTGACACGACCACTTTTGAGGACGCTCTAAAGGGTGTGAAGGAGAAGTGCGCTGCATTTTTCGCCGAGGCTGACCCTGGTACGGGCAACGGTCAGGGCCATAAGCGTACAAACCAGGGTGACAAGCCGGGTTCGTTTGGGGCAAGACTAGCTCAGAATGTTGTTTCTTCCAAGACAGCGGAAAATCCCTATTTTAAGAATTAACATAAGGAGGAAAGTTTAAAATGCTCAACAGAACTGGTATTCACAAAGAGACTGCGACTGCTCCTGTGCAGATCCTTTATAACGTGCAGAACCAGATGTCCGTCTCTATCCTAGTGGACAAGTCCACTGCTTCCGTCACTGAAGACGGTAGAAGTATTGTAAAGGCAGGTACCCCGCTCGCAGGTGATCTCACTGCTAGAGATACCGCTTTCAAGGCTGGCGATAGCCCTGTCGGTGTGTTGCTGCATGACGTTGACATTACTGACGGAAATGCGAATGGTACCCTGCTCATTTGGGGCTTTGTCAACGTCAACCGCCTTGACAGTGCTACTAAGGCCCTAGCTACGGCGGCAGCGACCTCCCTTGCTGGAAAGATTACTTTCCTAGCTGACTAATTGAGAAAGGAGAATGTGAATTATGCCTAATATTTTTGAACTGGTGACCGCTCCCGAGATTACTTCCTACTGGGAGACTTTTGCTAAGGATCGGCCCCCTTATCTCGGCGAGACCCTGTGGACCAATCAGAAAAAGCTGGGTCTTGACCTGAAGTGGATCAAGGGCTCTCAGGGCCTTCCCGTGGTGCTAAGACCCTCGGCTTTTGACGTTAGTGCAGTACCCCGGCCCCGCATTGGCTTTGAGCGTCTGAGCACCGAGATGCCCTTCTTTAAGGAGAGCACCTACATTGACGAAGAGATGCGTCAGCAGTTGAACATGGTGCTGGAGACTGGCAACCAGGCATACATTGATTCCGTTATTAACCGGGTTTTCAATGACGAGGTCCGTCTGCTTGAGGGTGCTCGTGCTCGCCGTGAGGCTATGCGTATGATGGCCCTAACCACTGGCTCCATCGCTATCGTGGCGAATGGTCAGGCATTTAATTACGACTACGGTATCCCCGAGGAACACAAGGCAACCGTTGAGACCTCTTGGAGTGACCCCTCCGCCGATATCCTGCATGACATTACTACTTGGCAGGACCGGGTTGAGTCCGATACTGGTGTGCGGCCAACTCGTGCGGTGTGTGACTCCAAGACCTGGGCCTATATTAAGCACAACGAGGCTATTTCCAAGGCCGTGTATGTGTACGGCGGCGGCACCGTTCTAGTTTCTGACGCAAAGGTGAAGTCCCTGCTGATGGAGGAACTGGGCCTTGAAGTGGTCATCTATTCCAAGCTGTACACCGGGGACAACGGCAGCACTGTGAAGTATATCCCCGATGACACCTTTGTCCTGTTCCCCACTGGCTCCCTGGGCAGCACCTGGTTCGGCACCACTCCCGAGGAATCTGACCTGATGGGCGGCAACGCTGCAAACGTGTCTATTACTGATACGGGTGTTGCAGTTTGCACCATGAAGAAGTCCGACCCCGTGAACGTTGAGACCAAGGTTTCCATGGTTTCTCTGCCTAGCTTTGAGGCCGCTGACTATGTCTTTATTGCCGACGTAAAGGCTGACTAAGGAGGCGTTCCCCTATGGTAGAGATTAAGAGGGGTGACCACACTCTTAGCGTAACGATGGGCGCATTTCGCGCCGTATATAAGTCCATGGGGTATGTCCTAGCAGGGTCTGAGGAGGGTCACACGGCCCCCTCGGCCCCTGAGGTAGGTACTAATACCCATAGCAGCGAAACGGCCCCTGTGGACGAACCTGAGGCCGATGACGACACTGAGGCTGAAGAAGAGGAAGAACTGGAAGAAAAGCCTGTAAGCGAAATGAGCTTT